TAATTTACCTATCCTCAGAGGCACGCGACTCTGGTGAAAAAGACCCTACCGTACAGGCTATTGGTATTAGGGGTCATATCTACGGCGCTCGCGCCGATTTAATCATCATGGATGACTGCGTGGATAATACCAACGCCCATGAATACGAGAAGCAGATTGACTGGATTCAATCTGAAGTTATGTCCCGTATTGATGAGGATGGTGGCAAACTACTACTCATTGGAACCCGCTTGCGCCCGAAAGACTTATATTCGGAGTTGCGCGACCCAATGCGTTACCCAGATGAAACTTCCCCTTGGACTTACTTCGCACAACCTGCTGTATTGGAATTTGACGAGGACCCTGAGAAATGGGTAACTCTATGGGCAAAGACCAATATGCCACCTGTATCAGGTAAAGGTGTACCAGACAAAGACGGGTTGTACCGCAAGTGGGATGGACATGCACTTCTTAAGAAGCGTAGTCGTTTATCTCCAAATCTCTGGGCAATGGTCTACCAACAGCAACAAGTCCATGAGGACTCAGCATTTCCATCTGATGCCATCAAAGGCGTTATCAATGGTGCAAGAAACATTGGGCGCATACCAAAGGGTAAAGCAGGTGTACGACACCAAGGCATGGATGGATTAATTGTTATCGCGGGGCTTGACCCTGCAGGCTCTGGCTATACCGCAGCCGTATGTTTAGGAATTGATATCTCCACACAGAAACGCTACTTGTTGGATGTTTCCAATAAAGCGGGTATGAAGCCAGATGAGATTAGAAGTCTAATCAAAGACTGGACAGACCAGTACAATATTTCTGAGTGGCGTATTGAGAAAAATGCATTTCAAACTATGTTGACTCAGGACCGTGAGGTACGGGAATACCTGTCGTCTAGGGGTGCAACATTACGAGAACATCATACGGGTCAAAACAAATGGGACACCAACTTCGGAGTTGCATCCCTGACGACCTTGTTCCACGGTTGGGAAGATGGCAATGCTCTTATTGAGTTCCCATCAACTCATGCCTCTGAAGGTTTAAAGACTTTAATTGAACAACTTATCACTTGGTATCCAGATGCACCAAAAGCACAAAAGACGGATACCGTGATGGCTTTCTGGTTTGCTGAACTTGGATGCCGCGACAGGGTTGCTAATGCAAGAACATTTGCACGCACCCATAACAGTCTAAGTATGTTCCATACGCCATACGATAAATCCAAGCAATACACAGTAACACTAAGCGACATCTATTAGAACGGAGGTGGGTGTGCCACTCTCGCTAGAGGAAATTAAAGACAACTACGAGCGTTATCGCCAGTTATATTCTGACCGCGACACCCGCATGGAACAAGTGCTTCTTGTTCGTAAGGGTCGCATGCGCGATGTCTACCCAGATTTGTTCCCAGACGGACCGTTTGAGAACCCAATCGTTGCAAACATGGTGGATATCTCTGCCCGTGATTTGTCTGAAGTTATAGCGCCACTACCTGCATTTAACTGTAACTCACCATCTATGGTGTCTGATAAGGAACGCAAGAAAGCCGACAAGCGTGAGGAAATCGTCAACGGCATCATTGACTTCTCAGACCTACAGACACAGATGTTTCCTGCTGCAGATAGATATGTTTCCTATGGATTCGTACCTGCACAGGTTGAAGTTGATTTAGAGAACAACATGCCACGCATCCGTTTCTTTGATTCTTATGGATGCTACCCAATCATAGATAGATTCGGCAAGGTGCATGGTATGTACCAGCGCATCAAGAAGCCATTGGCTGAATTGATGAGCGCATACCCAGAGTATGCACATTTACTGTACGACAAAGATTCTACGGACTCAATGTTGGAGATTGTTCGCTACCATGATAAAGACCAAGATATTCTCTTTGTCCCACAAAGAAACAATATCGTCATTGATAGAGCGCCGAATCCGATTGGTGAGTGCCTTGTTCGCGTTGTTAAGCGACCATCTCTTGATGGTGAAACGCGAGGTCAGTTTGATGATGTTCTTGCAATTCAGGTTGCTAAGGCTCGCTATGCGCTTCTCTCTCTTGAAGCAGCAACTAAAGCGGTTCAAGCACCACTTGTAGCCCCTCAAGATGTAAATGAGTTAGCCTTTGGACCAGATGCTGTTATTAGAACTGAGCGACCTTCAGATGTTCGCCGACTCCCTATTGAGATACCACCAGGTGCTTTCGCACAACAACAGGTTCTTGAAGGAGAACTGCGTTTAGGAAGCCGTTACCCAGAATCACGCACAGGAAACATTGATGCCTCTATCGTAACTGGTCGTGGTGTACAGGCTTTGATGGGTGGATTTGATACTCAGATTAAGACTGCACACGCAATGTTTGCTCGTGCTTTCGTAGAACTCATTGGACTTGCACTCAAGGTTGACGAAAAAGTTTTTGGCGATATGGAAAAGACTTTGCGTGGTACACGCAATGGAGTCCCATACGCAATCAAATACAAGCCATCACGCGACATTGACGGTGATTACACTGTTGATGTTCAGTATGGTTTGATGGCAGGACTTGACCCTAACCGCGCTTTGGTATTCGGTCTACAGGCTCGTGGAGATAAATTGATTTCACGCGACTTCCTACGCCGTCAAATGCCTTTCTCTTTCAATGCAACACAGGAAGAAGAAAAGGTTGATGCAGAGGATTTACGCGATGCAATGAAGCAAGCAATCGCATCTTATGCACAAGCAATTCCTGCTCTTGCTTCACAGGGTCAAGACCCATCAGACATTTTGTTTAAGTTGTCTACAGTCATAAGTGAACGCCAAAAAGGTCAGCCTATTGAGAAGGCAGTACAAGATGCGTTCCAGCCTCAGACTCCCCCACCTGGTGCGATGACCCCTGAGATGATGAGTCCCGACATGATGATGGGGCAGCCAGGTGCGGTCCCTCCAGGTGGGGGGCAACTTCCAGAAGGCTTAAGTGCTACTGGTCGGATGATTGGTGTAGCACCAGGACAAATTGCTCCAGGTGGTAGACCAGATGTTCAATCTTTACTAGCAAGTTTAACTCAAAGAGGCGAACCTAATCTTCAGGCTTCCCTCGTCAGACGACTACCAGTATAGGGAGGTGAACAGATGAAGAAAGCAATGAAGAAGGCTGCTGGCAAGAAGCCAGCAAACCAGGGTTCAGCAGGAAAGCCAAACACAATGAAGCCACTTATGGCTAAGAAGGCTTCCTCAAAGGGTGGCAAGACATATTTTTCAAGCAACCCAAGCGGAACACGCGGTTCACGCAGCAAGTAATTAAAAAAACCTGAGTATGTTTTAAAACTGCTCAACAAAACTTAATTGCGCTTTTATAGCGAAAGGTAATCATGGCAATCAAGAAAGAAAATAACTTCCAAGTATCCGCCACAGGTGGCGCTGGTACTAATGGTCAGCCTGCACGATATGCAGCAGGGATTGATAATGCACAGGACTTTTATGATGTGCAAACCGCAGCACCAATGTCTGGTGCAAATCCTGCCAACCAACCTTCTATGGGTGGTGCGGAAGTTATGCCAAAGATTTCTACTGCTGGAATTGTGCAACTAGATGCACCAACACAATATCCTGAAGAAGGTGTTGATACTGGCGGAGCGCTTGGACCAAACGCTGGCGAAGAAGTATTGGCAGCACCCGCCATGCTTAATGCACAGAACAATCAAGATATTGCCCAACTTGCTGCATACTTGCCATTTTATGCAAAGATTGCAGAATCACCACGAGCATCAAATGCTACCCGTAACTGGTATCGCTACATCCGTAGCCAAGTTGAGGGCATTGGATGAGTTGGATTGATAACCTTGGCAAGATGGCTAAGTCAGCAGTTGACTTCACAGGCTTGCCAGGACTATTCAAAGACATAGCAACTGCGGGAAGCAATGATGACCCGTGGTACATTGATGGTGTTAACTTTGTTAAGAACACCGTTAAGGTTGCAACAACTCCAGTTCGCGCTGCTGTAGGCGGATTGCTTGCAGTTGGTGAGGCATCATACGAATTAGGTGGCAAGGTACGCCGTGAAGGTGTTGAAACAATCCTTGACCAGCCTTTCATGTACAACAAATTCAAGGCTCCAGGTGAGTCTTACGCAGATTACACAATGCGTGTAGAGCGTGAAAAAGCAAACATTTCCCTTGGACAAGCAGCACTATCAATGCTTTCCCCTGGTCGCACCGCAGGCGATAAGAGTGGTTGGTTCCAAGAGTGGACAGATAATAACTTTAGATTTCTTTCTGCGGGTTTTGATTTATTCAATCAGGAAGATAGAGATACTGCATTTAAGAATCAGTATGTTGGTAAATTCTTGTCTGGTATCCAAGATATTACTGCATCAACCATCATTGACCCGCTAACATTTGCAGGCTTTGTAGGCAAAGGTGCTGTTATTGCAGCCAAAGCGCCAATGCTTGACCAGATTTCTGGCAAGACAGCGCGTGCTGTATTTGGCAAATTTGCAATGACTGAAGAAAGACTTGATAACATCCTAACTCAGGCACTTGAGGGTAAGGGCGAAGGTCTTACAGATATTCAGTTCCTTGCATCAAGTAACTCTCGTGAGCAGTATGAGTACTGGCGCAAGAAAAAAGTTACAAACCCTGATGCTATGGCATACCTTTTTGGTCGCGCTCAAACAGACCAAGATGTGGTAGATACCTTCCGTGCTGTTATGTATCGTGATGCTGAATCAGTATCAAAGATTGCATCGCAATCACCTGAAGCAGCACTTGTTATGGATAACCTTAGTGATGTTCCACATCCACATCGTCAATACCTAGAAGGTAAGACTGATGGTGATTTGATTACATCGCCTGAATATAACAAAGCATCTGGTGATTACATCACCAAACTTACAGATGAAGCAAGTGATACATACGACCAGCGTTTTGCAGAGGCTCTTAATACAGCCCGCACTGGCGGTCAATTAAAGTATGGATTTAGCCGTGGACCTTGGGAAGGTAAGTTAGCCCAGAAGTCCCGTTCCAAAGCACAAGCAGCATTTGCAGAAGCAGATAGTGTAACCTTCCAAAAGACGAGCCTTCACCCAATAGTCAAGGTGGTTAACTTCTTTACAAAGGAAATGCCAAGTGGTGTATTCAATGTAAACGATGGTGATTCTTATATTGAGTTCAATGCTTTCCTTCGTGAGGCAAATGAATTATCAAAAGGTCGTTTTGGTGGTATGGGCGCTGCATTTGCGGATAGATACCTTGCAGCAGCATCTACTGGTGAGCGCAATGCTATTATCCAGCAGGCTGAAAAGACTGCGCTGGCTACGCTCTTTCCTAACTATGACCAACAGACCATTGATAAGTTATACGCAATCTTTGATTTCCGCCGTGCATCTCGTATCAAGCAACACCGCGACCAAGGTTTTGTTTCTTACTTAGAAAATGGTCAGGTAGTCCATGCTGTTGCTCCTATTCTACAGCGTGAATCAGCAAATACTGTAATCATCGCAGATTTGCGTAAGTTAAAATATGCTATTGATTCACACGAAAGAGTGTTGCCTGGTTTATTAGATGGATTAAGCGTAGAGGATTTAACCCTTCGCACACAAAAGGGTCTATCTGCCCTATCTACCATCAATGATATTTTTAAGACTTCGGTGCTTATGCGCCTGGGTTATACAGTTCGTAACATCACTGAGGCTCAACTATCTATGTTGGCTAAAGGATTTGCACTACCAGCGATGGTTGCTGCAGGTGGTGCAGATGGTGTTAAGCGTTTCTTCTCAAACAGAAAAGTTGGGTTCAACCGCTTAATTGACCAAGTAAATGTTATGGCTGGTCGCTTAGACGACATTCCAACCATGCAATACGCCTTCATGTCTGAGGTGGATAAACTCCGCGCCATTGACATGAGCCGTAAGCAACTTGCTAAGGCTGTATCGGACCGCATCCGTGATTTAGAAAACGATGTATTTAGAGTACGCCTTACTCCAGATGTTGGACCACTTACTGCTGAAGATGAGATTCGCACCCTTCGTGGTGTGCTTGCAGACCTAGAATCTGTAACTCTTTACCATGGTAGCCCAGATGCAGCGTTTAAACTTGATGAAGCACGAGTGCTTGCAACATCAGCATCGCCATCAATCGCTGCTCGTTATTCACAAGGTTTTACATTCCACGCTGCAGAAAATTATTTAGAAACCCCAACTGGTCGTCCAGGTCGTTTAGGCATGAAGCCTGAAGAAAGACCAGGAAAAGAAGTTTGGCAGGGTCCACTAACACTAGAACAAGAACTTGCCAACCGTGTTGAAAAAGGTGGATTTTCTGTAAAGAACACAACCTTTGATTCGCCTAAAGAAGGCTTCATGGTTGCTCGTGTTGGTGGTGGGCAAGTCATGCCAGCCAAAAATAAAGAAGAAGTTGCAAAAGCAATCAGAACATTCTTGGACCAAAATCAAGAAGCGTTTAAACAAAATCCAGAGTTGTACTTTGGTGGATGGTTTAACAAAAAAGACAAGCAGATATATTTAGATTTGTCAGACAATGTGACAAGTCAAGAGGCTGCTGTTAGGCTTGGCAGTCCAGAGTTCCGCGACCAAATAAGTGTTTGGGATGTTAAAGCGGGCAAAGAAATTGAAACGGGTGGTACAGGTGGAAAAGCAGCAGCAGCAAATGCAGACAGAAGCCCCGATGAACTCATCGGCGAAGGAACGCTTGTTCGTACAAGTCCCGAAGAACTACTCTCAAATGTCCGAGCAGGAGAAGCAGGAGTGGGCGCTGTCACTGGCAGAGGCGCTCGCCCGATAACATAACGAGTTAAAAAAGCAGCAGATGACCTGCTGACAGATATGATTGATGCCAAAAACGCTGGCAAAGAAGTTGAAATGAGAACTCGGCGTGGATGGCGTAAAGTTGAATCTCTTGACTGGAATCAAATTCGTCTTGCTGAAGAAGGCGTACTTAATGTAGAGCCAGAAATTTTTGCTCGTTCAGTATTCCGAGTTCGTGGTACGGTAAACAAGCCAACAGCAGTTCGTGTATATGGCGAGGCTTTATATCTAACTAAATGGGCAGATGTCCCAGTTGATTTGCGTGAGGCTGCCTTTGGTGGCAAGGCTGCAAATTACAAAGCATGGGTTAAGTCTAAGGGTTGGCAAAACTCAAGCGACCCTGTAACTAAGTATATGCGTGAAAAAGGTTTTGGTCGTGCAGTTGTGCAAGATGATGCACTTGCTGGTGGCGTATCAAATATTGTCCTACCAGAAGCAGTATCGTCTGCAGGGCGTAAGCGCTCTGTTGAACGCTCAATTACACAGATGCAAGAGCGTGCAGCAATTCAGGCTGCTGAAGATTTACCAATGCTTGACCAGCCAATGGCTACAGCCAAGCAACGCCGTCTTGCTCGTACCGCTGCTCGCAAGGCTATGCGCCGTCAAGAAGCACCAGTATCTCCTTACTACACCAA